GAGGAGTGTCATTGATTATTTGTACTCTTTATTGGACTAAACCTATGTGCTTTGGATCCCCCTCGGTTCCCGAGATGCCCAAGCCCCAACCACCGCCGCCTGCTCCTCCGGCTCCGCCGCCGATGCCAGCTCCTGAGGCTCCCCTGCCTCCCCCGGAGAGCACACAGGCAACTGGTCAAGACGTTGGTGGTGTTCGAGCTGCTAAGACTAAGCGCCAAGCTAGTCAACAAGCTGCCCAAGGTGTTAGCGGCCTGCGTATCCCCCTTGGAACCCAGACCTCTGCCCCTTCGACTACTCCTACCAGTTTGAATATTCCTAAATAGAAATGAAAGAACTAGCCCAATCACGATACCAAGGTTTGGTCAGTGATAGGCAGCACTTTCTGGATAGTGCCAGGGAATGTGCAAGACTTACCCTGCCTTATCTCCTTACGGAGAATGGGCATTATGCGGGTGAACGTCTTCCTGTTCCTTGGCAATCCGTAGGTGCAAAGGGCGTAAATGTGCTGGCATCCAAGCTGATGCTAAGCCTCTTCCCAATCAACACCAGCTTCTTTAAGCTGCAAATCAATGATGCTCAGCTGCTAAATCTGCCTGAGGTTACCCCTCAGATTCGATCTGAAGTAGACCTATCTCTTTCCAAGATGGAGAGGATGATCATGCAGCAGATTTCAGAGACCTCCGACCGGGTGGTTCTGCATGGGGCTATGAAGCATCTTGTTGTCACTGGCAATGTACTTGTATTTGCCGGGAAGAAAGCCCTTAAAGCTTATCCTTTAGACCGTTATGTCGTTAATCGAGACGGCGATGGAAACTGCTTCGAGATTATCACTCGGGAATGTATTCATCGATCGTTACTACCAAAAGAGTTTCAAACACCTCTCGAAGGAGAGAAGGATGTTAATTCTCCAGGAGAGGATGGACCCAAGTTTGGAACCACTGGACCTAAGAGCATTGAAGAGGCGGAGATTTATACCTGGGCTAGACTGATTGATGGTCAGTGGAAATGGCATCAGGAAGTAGATGGGAAGGTTATTCCTGGCTCTGAGTCTTCGGCTCCTAAGAACCTGACCCCTTGGATTCCTCTGCGTTTTAATGTTGTAGATGCTGAGGACTATGGGAGGGGGCGAGTAGAAGAGTTCCTTGGGGACCTTCGTTCCCTTGAGGGGCTTATGCAAGCTCTTGTAGAGGGCTCTGCAGCAGCCGCTAAGGTTGTCTTCCTTGTATCTCCCTCTGCTACTACCAAGCCTCAGAGCCTGGCTCGTGCGGGGAATGGAGCCATCATTCAAGGTAGACCTGATGATGTAGGCGTGGTACAGGTTGGTAAGACTGCTGACTTCCGGACTGTTTCGGAGATGATCAATAGCCTTACTCAGCGTCTGTCTGATGCCTTCCTGATCCTTAATGTAAGGCAAAGCGAGAGGACTACAGCAGAAGAGATCAGAGCTACCCAACAAGAGCTGAATGAACAGCTTGGGGGGATCTTTGGGAACCTTACTACTGAGTTGCTTCAACCTTATCTGAATCGAAAGCTTCATCTCCTGCAGAGGGGTAAGCAGATCCCACCCTTGCCTAAAGGTCTTGTGCTTCCCACTGTGGTTGCAGGCTTGAATGGCATTGGTAGGGGTCAAGATCGGCAAGCCTTGATTGAGTTCATTACTACTGTTGGACAAGCAATGGGTCCTGAGGTAGCAGCTCAATTCATTATTCCTACGGAGTTCTTGAAGCGTCTTGCTGCTGCTTCTGGTATTGAGACCATCAACCTTATCAAGGGGATGGAGGATATCCAACAAGACCAACAACAAGCCCAACAACAAGCAATGATGCAATCGATTGTTGGACAAGCTGGTCAGCTAGCTAAATCACCTATTGGAGAACAACTTGTAAATGGCCTCACCAACCAACAACAACCGCCGCCAGAAGCCGGTGGTAGCCCAGCGGGCCCGGGAGCCCCAGGGGACGTTCAAGTCGAACAATGAGTTGAATGAGGGATGGGAACCTATTGAGGTTTCCTCCCCTAAACCTAATCCCTATTCTGTAAAACAACCTGTGTCTACTAGCTCTACAGATGCTGGTAAATATGGGAAGAAACCGACAGTCCGCCCCACCTTTGGGCAAGTAACCACCGAAACCTATTAAACCTTTATGGCAACTTATTCTTTCGATCCTAGTGATGAGATCGATCAGGGAGAACTAGAGCGGGCCACAGCTGCTTATGAGCAGGGGGAGAAACTCCTTAATGCTCAGGAAGAGGACCGAGCTAGTAGGTTCCAACAGATCAATAAGGACCAAGAATCCGTCGAATTGATCGGCGGTAAGTTCAAGTCCCAGGAGGACCTTCTGAGGGCCTACAAGGAGCTTGAAAGCAAACTGGGTAAGGGTGCCCAGGAAGAGGGTGAAGAGGCCTCAGAGGAGCCCACAGAGGCCCCTGAGGAGGTTCAAGAGGAGGAGACTCCTAATGAAGCTCTATCACTCATGCAACGCCTTAGCAAGGAATATGAAGGCTCTAGTCAACTCAAAGAAGAGGACATTGAAGAGCTAGCTAAATTGGATAGTAAGGACCTAATTAAGTCCTATATCCAGTTCTATCAATCCCAAGCCCAACAAGTCCAAGCTGCTCAGGTCTCTGCCCAACAAGAGGTAGAGATCAAGAAGATTGCAGGTGGAGATGAAGCCTATGGGGAAATGGTCTCTTGGGCAGCTAAGAACCTAGAACAAACTGAGATTGATGCTTTTAACTCCGTTACCCAATCCGGTAATACTGCAGCGATTAAGTTTGCTGTGGAAGCACTTGCTAACCGTTATAAAGCCAACGAGGGCTATGAAGCTCCGTTGGTTACTGGCCGTAAAGCAGACTCTGGCGCCAAAGCTTACCGCAGTCAAGCGGAGCTTGCTAGAGATATTGCTAATCCTTTGTATGCCTCTGATCCTGCTTTTAGAGCTGATGTAGAGGAACGACTGGCTCGTAGTACGAATCTCCTCTGATAGGGAGATTGGAGGGCGGCAGAAGCCCTCCTAGCCTATTGCCCTTGACCCACTGCGGTGGACACTCTTGGGCGCAACCGGTTGTGACCCGTAAAGTCACAAATATCTCTTTTCTTTTTTCCGGATCGATTCGGAGTAGCAACCTAACCCATTACTTTTACTTATCATGGCTGGTACTCCTCCTAATGTTTATGAACTGATGCGGCCTAATGCCGTAAATGGCAATCAGTCCAACGCTTATGCTGACAAGTACAACACCGCGCTGAAGCTTTTCAGCGGTGAAGTCTTTAACGCATTCAACAACGCAACCATCTTCCAGGGCCTTGTGCGTTCCTACACCCTTCGTGGTGGTAAGAGCAAGCAGTTCCTGATGACCGGCAAGCTTGGTGATCCTAAGTTCCATGTTCCTGGAACCCCGATCCTGGGCGATGCTGCTCTGAAGGTGGCTGAAAAGACCATCATCCTTGACGACCTTGCTATTGCTAGCCAGTTCGTGTATGACCTGGATGAGATCGTCTCCCAGTATTCGGCTCGTGCCGAGATCGCCAAGCAGATTGGCGAGAGCCTGGCTCAACACTACGATAAGCGCATCGCTACCGTCCTGGATCTGGCTTCCCGTGAAGCTTCCCCGGTGACTGGTGAGCCTGGTGGCTTTGAAGTGAAGCTGGGTGCTGGTAAAGAGTTTGACGCCCAAGCTCTGGTGGATGGCTTCTTTGAAGCTGCTGCTGTGCTGGATGAGCGTTCTGCTCCTCAAGATGGCCGTGTGGCTATCCTGAGCCCCCGTCAGTATTACAGCCTGATCTCTTCGGTGGATACCAATATCCTTAACCGTGAGATTGGTAATACTCAAGGCGATATGAACAGCGGTAAGGGCCTCTATAGCATTGCTGGTATTCGGATCTACAAGTCCAACAACCTGCAATTCATGAAGGCTGCTACGGCTGTCACTGGCGAGAACAATAACTACGCCAACGCCAATGCTACCTCTTGTGGTCTGATCTTCCAGCGCGAAGCTGCTGGTGTTGTGACTGCTATTGGTCCTAGCATTGAGACCACCTCTGGTGACTTCCACGTGCAGTACCAAGGTGATCTGATTGTGGGCAAACTGGCTATGGGTGTGGGCTCGCTGCGGACTTCCGTGGCTGGTTCCTTCCAGTCCAAAGCCTGATTCCTTTTCAACCCGAACGGGGGGCTTCGGCCCCCTTTTCTCGGGACCCCCCATTTCCTAGAAATCTAATGGCCCTAGATAACTTTCAAACCTCTCGGCTTCAAGCCGTCAATATCATTCTCTCTAACATAGGTCAAGCTCCTGTAACTACTCTCCGCTCTGGGAATGTCCAAGCTGAGATGGCAGAGAACCTCTTAGATGAGATTACCAAAGCCGTTCAATCAGAAGGTTGGGTATTTAATACGGAAGTTGATTATCCTATTGTACCTAACTCGAATAAGCATTGTATCTTGCCTCCTAATGTCCTCACTTGGGATGGAGTTGAGTACAACAGAGCTGATCTAATCATCAGGGATGGAAAGCTCTACGATAAGAGGCTCCATACCTTTGAGTTTGAAAGAACTCTCTATGTCAATGTTGTTTGGTATTTCCAATTTGTGGATCTACCTGAAGCTTTCCGTAACTACATTACTATTCGAGCTGCTAATGTCTTTGCAGGTCGGACTGTAGGTAGTAGTGAAGCTGTTCGATTTGGACAGCAAGAGGAAAGCGTTGCTCGTGCCACCTGTTTAGAGTTTGAGACTCAACAGGGGGACTATACCTTCTTTGGAGATCGTGCTGGACGTACGACTTATCAAAGCTATCTTCCATATCAAGCAGTTACTAGAAGCATATGGCAGCGATAACCCAGGCCATTCCTAACCTCCTCGGTGGGGTTAGCCAACAACCAGATCCTGTTAAACTTCCCGGTCAGGTAAGGGAAGCAATTAATACTTACCTTGACCCTACCTTTGGCTGTAGTAAGAGACCTCCTACACGGTTTATTAATAGTCTAGCCACTGATGTACCTGAGGATGCCAAGTGGTTTCCTATCTTTCGGGATAAGCAGGAGCGGTATGTAGCTTGCATTTATAAGGAAGGTAATCAAACCAAGCTTCGAGTTTGGGAGTGTTCAGCTGGAACTGAGAAGACAGTAACAATGTCTGGAGGTTCACAGGACTACTTGAATGCCCAAGACTTCA